ATCAACAAATTTTGGCTTTTAACCCCCTATCAGTTGTATTGTGAATTGCTAAAACGAAAAGGATCAATCATTTTTGAGTCAAAAGACCTAGAGGAGCCTATTAATGGGAATGTTCAAAACACCTAAACCAGCACCTAATCCTGAGTTAGAAAAACAAAAAGCTGAACAAGCAAAAATAAATAAGCAAGAAGCTGAACGTCAGGCTTTTGAAACCTCTGAAAAGAACAGAAAGATTGCTGGAAATTTGTATGGCAATAAATCCCTTCAAGATGAAGATATGCAAGGTTTTGGTGGGCATAGAACATTATTAACATCTAAAAAAATGGGTAATTACAATGCGTGATGATGTAGGTGGTGATGCTAGTCCAGTCCCAGCTAGTGGTGCAAGCCCTGAACAAGCTGATTATAAAAAGGTTATGGACAGATACAAGAAAGCCAAAGGTAAATGGCAAAATTGGTCTGACATATGGGAAGAAATTTATGACTACGTTTTGCCTCACAGAGAAAGTTTCTTTGGAGAATTCGCTGGGCAAAGACGTACAGAAAACATATATGACGAAACGGCAGTAACTGGTCTCCCTAGATTTGCTTCAAGACTCCAACTTGGCTTTTTTCCTCCAAATGGCAGAGCATTTAAACTAGCACCAGGTCCTGAGTACCCCTCTGATTTAATCTCGAATCAGCTCCTTAAAGAACTTGATGACATCACAGAGTTATTGCATGAGGGATTGCGTAACAGCAACTTTAACTCTGAGTTTCATGAAGGATTACAAGACTTAGGTATTGGTACTATGAATATGCTTGTAGAGTCTGGTCGTTTTGTTGGCGATCTCCATTTTACTGCCGTACCACCAACTAATGTTGCCTTATTATCAGGTGCTATGGATATGGTAACTGACTGGTTTAGATGGAACAATGAATGTGATATTACAGATATAAAGCTTAGATACCCACAAGCTAATTATTCAAGTGAAATGATTAATGCACAAAAACGTGATCCTAGACGTAAGACTAAATTAATTGAAGCTACTATGTATGATAGTGACGATCAGTTTAAAGATGAGTTTACGTATTACTTAATATCAGAAACAGATAAGCACGTATTGTTTAAGAAGAAGCTTGTTGGTCGTGGCAGTCTTCCGTGGTTGACGACTAGATGGTCTAAAAGTGGAATGGAAGTTTGGGGACGAGGTCCAATATTACAAGCCATGCCAGCCATTAAAACTTTGAACCTCACAGTGCAGTTAATACTTGAAAATGCTGAAATGGCTATAGGTGGTGCATATGTCTATGATGACGATGGTGTGTTTAACCCTGATAATATTACTATACAGCCTGGAACTTTTATTCCTAGAAGTCCTGGGAGTTCTCTTGAGTCTTTACAGAGTCCTGCCAGATTTGATGTAGGACAATTAATTTTGGAGGATATGAGAAGAAATGTCAGGAAGGCTCTGTTTATTGATGAACTCGATTCAAGACCAAATGCAAAAACACCATTGTCAGCAACGGAAGTTTCAGAAAGGCTTGCTGACGTGGCAAGAGATATGGGAGCAGTCGCAGGCAGAATGCAAAAAGAATTCCTTCACCCATTGGTTGAAAGAGTTGTGGCTATCTATAAGGAACAAGGTTTACTAGATATACCTAAAGTAGATGGTAGAGAAATAAGGATAGTACCCGTATCGCCATTATTGAGGGCTCAAGATCAGCAAGACGTAGCTGACTTTGTAAGGTTTCAGCAAACAGTCGCAGGTACATTTGGTCCTGAGATAACACCAGCATTATATAATCAGGAAAAGGTTATTAAGTATTTGGCATCTAAGTTTGGTGTCAAAGAAGAACTACTTGCTTCACGGCAAGAAGTACAAGGGAACATTGATATGGCTATGCAGTTAATGCAACAGCAACAACAAGGGACACTTGGAGAATGACAAAGGAGAAAATAAATGCGTCAGTCGATGGTAGGTCATACACTGCTGAAGTTGAAGCTGATCTTAATAGTAAAGCCCATGCTTTATTTGGTTCGGGTGTTGGCAAATCTTTCCTTCAGTATTTGGAAAATATTACAACAAACAACATACACAGTTCGGGATTGGGAATTGAACATCTTGCTCACTTTGAAGGTCAAAGATGGATCGTAGCATTATTAAAACACAGAACAGAAATGGGGCGAAAGAATGGTAGCTAAGAAGATGGGTCTATATGCCAATATTCATGCCAAACGTAAACGTATTGAAAATGGTAGTGGTGAGAAGATGAATAAAAAGAATTCAAAAAATGCACCTACTAATCAAGCTTTTAAAGATTCTGAAAAAACTGCGAAGAAGACATGAGTGAAACTTGGCAAAAAAAAGAAGGACAGAATCCTGAAGGTGGACTTAACGCAAAAGGTAGAGCTTCCCTTAAAGCCAAAGGGCAAGATATCAAGCCTCCTGTTTCTGCGAAAGAAGCTAAAAAAAGCCCTAAAAAACAAGCAAGAAGGGAAAGCTTTTGTAAAAGAATGAGTGGTATGAAAAATAAATTAACAAGTAAAAAAACGGCAAATGATCCAAATAGCCGTATTAATTTAGCATTAAAAAAGTGGGACTGTGGAAGTATAACATAATAAGGAGAAACTATGTCTGATGAACAAACAACTGAACAAAGCAATGAAAGCACCAATACGGAAGAAGTCAATATCGAAAGCACCATATCCCAAGACTCTGGGGAGCAGAACGAAGTTGAACGACCAGACTGGTTGCCCCCTAAGTTTGAAACGCCTGAGCAACTGGCTCAATCGTATAAAAACTTGGAAAACAAATTTCATACAAGACGTGATGAGATTAAAAACGAACTTGTGGGAGAGCTTAATGAAGAAGCTCAAGCAGATGTTCCGTTAAGTCCTGGGGATTATTCTGTAGAACTTGAAGATGAAGACGGCAATCCTATTGAGATGAATCAAGATGATCCTATGCTTGGTTGGTTTCGTGATAAAGCACATAGCATTGGTATGACAAATGATGAGTTTGGCGAATTTGTAACTGAGTATACAAATATGCAAGCCACATCAGGTCCTGATTGGAACGAAGAAAGCCAACATTTAGGTGAGCATGCAGATAGAAGATTGGAACGTGTAGATACATGGGCTAATTCATCATTGTCTGAAGAAGCTTATAAGACATTTGCTGCAATACCAGCTTCTGCATCTATGGTAAAAGCCTTTGAGGAAATCATGCAGTTAAATGGTCAACCTAAGTTTAACATGACCTCACCTACTGAGTTCCAAGAAACTGTTACTAAGGCTGATTTACAATCTGCACAACAAGACCCTAAATATTGGCAGAATGGTGGTGATCCTACTTATGTTGCTAAAGTTAGAGCTATGGCAGAACAACTAGCAAGGAAACGTGCATGAGAACAATAAAAAAACCTAAGACTATGGGTGTAAAAAAAGTTAGTCAAAAAAAATCTGTGAAAGAACTTGAGTTAGATTTACAGCAATTAATGGCAGAAGAAGAACAAGGTGTTGGTGGTGTTGGCAATGCTGAAAGGATAAATGCATTAAAAAGAGCTATTCGTAAACTTAAATAACAATTAGTAATGTGAATTAACAAAGTTTCTGTTTTCTGAAAGATTAGAATTGCTAGAAGGCTCGTACAACTTACTTAGAAGCCCATTTATGGAACAACTTCAAGATAGTAGGTAAGCGAACAACCAGAATAGTAGTAAATTTTAACTTTTAATACGGAGGCTTTAATGGCTACACCAAGCATTAGCACTTCCTTTATTGAAGAATTTGAATCTGGCGTTCATATGGCTTACCAAAGAATGGGTTCTAAGCTTAGAAATACAGTTCGTTCAAGAAATGGAGTTAAGAACAAAACTACATTTCAAAAAATCGGTAAAGGTTTTGCGACAACAAAAGCAACTCATGGATCAATCGCACCCATGAACCTTGCACACACTAACGTAAACGTCACATTGGAAGATTACTTTGCTGGAGAATGGGTCGATGATCTAGACCAGTTAAGAATTAACCATGATGAAATGATGGTTGCTCAACAGTCTGGTGCTTATGCACTAGGACGTAAAACTGATGAGTTAATTATTAATCAGTTGACAACAACAACATCTGCACACGATGAAACAACTAATGGAATAACATTAGCTTGGGCTTTAGAATTAATGGAAAAGTTCGGCAATAATGAAGTTCCTGATGATGGTAAAAGATTCTGTGTTGTTGGTTGGGAACAATGGTCTCAGCTTATGGCATTAGATCAATTCTCTAGAGCAGAATATGTTGGAGAAAACGATCTACCTTATCCTAGTGGAATGACTGCCAAAAGATGGTTAGGCTTTATGTGGTTTCCACACTCAGGTCTACTAGGCAAAAACGGATCAGGTGCTGCAGGAACAACTCATAAAGAGTGTTACGCATACCATAGTGATGCCATTGCTCATGCAATCGGTGCTGATATAACCTCAAATATGCAATATCACAACGATAAGGACAGTTACTTTGTATTAAATAAAATGCAACAGAACTCAGTCTTGATCGATGCTGAAGGTGTATTTGAACTAGAACTTAAGAATTAGGAGGTAGACATGGCGTTTGTACAAGCAAATTTAAGTTTGGTTTCCTATTCAGGTAATGGTTTCCATATCTGGCATTATAAAACTGCTGGCGATGCACTCAACACTGTTGATACTGCTGGGTATTTTAATAGCATGGTTAACGAAATGAATGTTGGCGATGTTGTTTTTATCTATGCATCTAATGGTTTTGGAATGTGTACTGTCTTAAGTAACGATGGTTCTGCCATTGATACTGGCGATATAGTTAGCATGACTACGGATAGTAGATAATGGCTAAGAAGCCCACAAAAACTAA